CTGCTATGCAGATAAAAGAGGCTCTTAGCAGAGAAGCCAGAGCTTCCGGTCTATTTATTCCAGCCGCCGGAGAAGCTGATTCGGAGTTCAGAGAAGATGTTTCGCAAGTAACTGACGTTGTGTTACAGTCTGATCCGGCTCAGGCTTTAATGAGCGGTGTTAATGATGTTCAACAACAGCTTCCTGATGCAGCGGCAGCGGCTCAACAGATGAACCCGTTACGGCAGGCTATGCGTGATGAAATGAATCCACGCATACAGGCACAACGGGATTTGGTTCGATAATGCAACTCTCAGATCACTTCACCTTGCGTGAGCTTACGAAGTCGTCCACCGCTGAACGGCTGGGCATGAAGAACGAACCAGGGTCCACGGAAGTTGAAAACCTGATCATGGTTTGCGACCAGATCCTCGAGCCTGTTCGTAACCACTATGGCATTCCGTTTGTTCCCAACAGCGGCTTTCGCGATCTCTACCTCAATCGAGAGATTGGATCGTCCGACAACTCGCAGCATGTAAAGGGCGAGGCCGTAGACTTTGAGGTGCCGGGCATTCCAAACAAGGAAGTCGCACTATGGGTCATGGACAATTGTGAGTTCGACCAGCTTATTTTAGAGTTCTACAAGGAGGGTGTTCCCGATTCCGGTTGGGTACATTGCAGCTATACGATTTCGGGTGATAATCGTAAAGCAGCCCGAGTCTTTGACGGAAAAACTTGGACCGCGTTAGGCGGATAGGTTATGGCTTCTTACACTGCCGAACAACTACAACAATCTTTTGGTATTCCTGCTGCTTCCGCACAGGCGTTGCTCTCAAGATTAAATACAATTTCCTCGTCCGCATCCGAAGGGGAAGGGAGTGGGGGAGTTGCTAATAGTTTTTCACCTGTTTCACCCGGAATTTCTGGATTAGGCTTTAGCGGCTTGAATCTCGGCGGGTTTGATGCAGACGCAAGCATAGGTCCAACTACTAGTACTTCAGGGTTCTCAGGGTTTGGAGATACGGTTGGTTCTGCGATCTCAGGGGTTGGAGATACGGTTGGTTCTGCGCTTAGTAGTAGTTTTTCAACCCCGTTTGGAGACGTTAGTGTAGGCGATGTAGCTCTATCACTTGGCCTTGGAGCGTTTACGGGAGTCCCTGGTCTTGGAATGGTTGCAAATGCAATCGGAAGTGCTTTTGGACCTTCGACCGGAACAGCGTTCGGCATAGGTGAGCAAACAGGGTCTGGAGTTAGCCAAGGTCAGCAGTCAGCGTATGGCAGTACAACTGGGGGACCAACGGATTTAGGAATTAATGCCTATGGGCAAGCAGTTGACCCCAACGCCGAGGCTGTGACGGGCATTGATGCGGACGCTCAAGCGGCGGCAGAAGCGCAGGCAGAAGCAGCAGCATTAGCAACCGCCGATGCGATTGGGTTTGGCTTGGCGGACGATTATGCTGACGATATTGGAGATGATGGTGGGGCTTCTGGATCTGCTCCGGGTGCAGAGATGGGCGGATCAGAGTTTCGGGATGGCGGTATCGTACAATTGCAGGCACCTCAACAAAACAATCAAAGCAACACAGGAATAGATTCAATGTTCCGTGAGGGTATTCCGGACTTTATGCGTAGAGTCCTTCGACCCAACGCATTCTGATGCGATTGCACTATTTAGCCGAACCCCAGTTCTCGCCCAACCCTACGTCTACCCTAGACGGTATGGATAGACCCGGCGCACAGTTCTCCATCAAACCCTTGATCTCTGTCACCTGTTCGTCGCTCTCTATTGAGAAACAAAGCTCGTCGTGAACAGTGAGCATGGGCCAATGTCCACGGTCCATGCAGTCTTTCATCGCTTGCTTGGTCTGGTCCGCCGCCGAAGCTTGGATAAGCCTGTTCAGCGCCTTGTATACGAACGCCACCTGATATCTCTCCGGGTTCATACTGGCCCAGTTTTTATCTCGAAGCTCCACGGGCGTGTTCAGCACATCTTCCCAACGCTCCTCCAGCTTATCCGCGTGGATGGGCTTCTTGTATTCCTTGGAATAGCCCTTCAACTCGCGCATGGGGAACCGGCACTTTCTGCCCAGCAATGTCCTTACCTCTGAGCGTTGAGACGCAGCATCCATAACCGAAGACGCTAGCGCACGGATAAACGGAACTTTCTCGTCATACTCGTTGCGAAGTTCCTTAGCCTCTTGGAAAGGTATGTCACCCAAGGTTGCGGCCAGCTTGCCAATACCCATCCCGTACATGATCCCTAGATTAATCGTCTTGGCGTGTGTCCGGCTTACACCGGCCATGTCCGCAACGATCTGGTGAAAGTCTAAGTCGTCATTCTGGTACAGTAGGGCAATCTCCTTAACCTTCTCGTTGTCCTTGGTAGAAGGAGTAAGGGATGCGTAATGCATCATCCATCGAGGTTCTTGGGCGCTGTAGTCAAAACTCCCCCACCGGCAATCGTCCTCGGGTATAAACAATCCACGAATTAAGGATTTTATTTCTGGATGCCGAGATGGAACTTGCTGCAAATTAGGATTACTTGAAGAGAATCGTCCCGACACAGTCCCACCTTCATCTGAGCGCAACTGGTTAAACTGACAGTGGATACGACCATCATGCTGGTGATTAAGAATTGTATCAACAAAGGTCGTGTTCGCTTTATTGTATTCTCGAATCTCCAGTATCTTTTTAGCAATGGGGTGTTCATGGGTCTTCAAGAAATGTTTGGTGAAACTAGGAGCGTCCGATTTATCCGTTCGTTCATAGCTTAACCCTAAATTATCAAACACAGTAGCCAAACTTCTGGCGTTCCACGGCTCAAGGTGAACCTTAGATTCCGCGTGAACCTCTCCAAGAAGCTTGTTTTCCTTGTCTGTCAGAAACTTTTTGGTTTGCTCCGCTTTGGACACGTCAACCCGGACGCCTCTACGCTTCATCTCAAACACCATGGGAAGAAGGGAAATCTCTAGGTCTAAAATCTTTTCGCAGTTCTCCTCCACCAGTTTCTTATGCAGAACATGCCAAAGACTAAGGGTAAGCGTTGCATCCTTCTCCGCGTAAGCAGCAACCCTGTCTGCCGGCAGCTTCCACATCTCAGCCTTTGCATCCACGCCGTGCTGACTAGCGGCTCTCCGTAAATCCTCTTCCGCCTTCCGCTCTCCAAGATAGGTGGAGCCCAGAGCGTTTAAAGAATAACTGAAGCGGTTTTCGTCCACCAAGGGTGCAGCGACCATGGTATCAAGTATCTTGCCCTTGACCTGAATGCCCTCGCTCAGAAGCCATCCCAGATCATACTGGGCGTTGTGGAACACCACCGCCATGCCGTGGTCAAGCTGGTCTTGGAGCCACCTGAGTACGAGGTCCTTAGCCATGTTACCCCCACCTTCGTGGGCGATAGGCAAATAGGCACTCCACTCAGAAGCGGCAACGGAGATACCTATAAGGTTTCCGTCGTTTCTAACCCACCCTGGCCCCAAGTCTCGTAGGTGCGGGTCTCGTGTTTCAGTGTCTATGGCTATGATCTTTTCGCCAGATAAATCCGGCAGGTGTTCCGGGGGAAACCACACCTGCTCGTCAAACAAGTCCTCACGCATTTTTATTTTCCGATATAGCTGCCCACAAGGCCACATATGCAGAAGCATCAATACCATTATCAGGCTTTGTTTGTCCCACCTCGTTACGAGCTACCTTTAACAAAGCCATACATAGAGCTACATCCTCGGGTTTTATCTCGGTCTTTAAATACACGCTCCAAAGATCAGCAACCCTCTGGTGCATGACGGTATAATCTCCGTACTGCTCCGCCCGGTCGCCCCCTACAAGTCCCGCTGCCGTCTCAAGTATCTCAACAGGATTCATAGCGGGTAACTGCGATTGGTCTGGGGTAACATTATGTGCAGTGCTTTCTTGGTTCTGGTGACAGCGACGTAGTAAACCCTATGCTCCGTAGCAGGGTCCACCTGATATTCCTTGTGCGCGGCGTAAGACAGATCCGGCACCACCAGAACATTGTCCGCCTCACCACCCTTCATTGAATGTATCGTGCTAACCTTGATCCGTGGATTGCGGACGTTGTCCTTCCGCTTCAGCGCGTTAAGAACATAGTTCTTGGTGTCTAGGTCAATCTTCCCCAAGGCTCGATGCCACCGGACAGATCCATCTACGAGAAGACCCATCTTGTCTTGAGCTTCCGACATGCTGATCTGCGCTTCCGCATTCAGCCCGGACAATGCCCCAGAACGCGGTCCAAAGCCCCGTGAGTAGCCCTGACCCATACTCATAAAGGAGTAGACGTTCCTGACCTTCGCGGGCGTCAGCGTCTCTCCCTTGGACCACTGTTCCCAATCGTGAAGTGCTTCGTATGTCTTCCCCGGAATGCTGGGGTGACCGTTGCGGCTATAGACCCAACCTTCCTCTCGTAAAGCTTGAGCGTACTGCGCGGCAATCCGGTTTGTTCGAGCCATAAGGCACCATTCGCCCTCATGAAGCGGCACGTCCCAAATATCCTGGTGAAACTGAACACTGCCGTCCTCGTCCTTGGGTCGCCAAGACTTCGGAGCGCGGCCCTCTATCTGGCACACAATGTTCTGCGCCTCCTGCCAGACTACGCGAGGTACTCGATACGACTGCTCGAGAACAGTCTTCTTCTCCGTAGCATTAAGAAACGCCCCGACATCTGCGCCTTGGAATCCCATAATGGCTTGGTCATCGTCGCCCGTGAACACCTGTATGCGGGGGTTCTTCCGAAGTACATCGACCATGGACCATTGAAGGGTAGACAGATCCTGAGCCTCATCCACGAACAGGGCTTCTGTGTTTGGCCCCTCTCCCGATTTAATGAAATTCTCAATCATGTCCGTGAAGTCGATCTTCTTTCGAGCGTTCTTGTAATCGTCATACGCCGCCACCAGACGCTTGAGCTCAGACCAATCAACTTGGTAGTCGGCCAACTGACGATGCATCTCTTCCAAAGTCAGTCCCTTGCTTCGAGCCAAGTGGTACTGGCTCATGTAGAAGTCGCCCTTAGCCACCCCTACGGTGTCAAAGTCAGTCTCAACGTCAGACCGACCCTTGTTTCCAAAAGGTATTCCAACAGCGTTACCTATCTCGTTCATCTCCTTGGGACCCATAACTTCATCTGAGCTATACCCTCCGGATCGAAAGGCCATGGAGTGAAGCGTCTGGAAGTAAGGCATGTCCCGCTCGTCAATCCCCCAATCACGGCACACGCGCTCACGGCTTTCCTTTGCAGCCTTCCGAGTAAATGAAACACAGGCAATACGATCAGGCGGTATGCCCTGCTCAATGCAGTCTCTTATCTTGTTCGAGTTGGTTTGGGTCTTGCCCGTGCCGGGCGGTCCAAGGATGGTTTCATGCTGGTCGGTCAAAACGGTGGGTCCTCTGGCTCAAAAGTTACCTCAGGAAGATCAACCTCTCCTCGATGCATCTCAGGCACACACCAGACACGAACCGACTTCCATTGATCGTTGTTATCTCTAAAGCGATAGGTCTTGTCGGACTCCGCTCCATTGTTCATTTCTTTTAAACGTTCGGTGATTTGACCACGGGTATACAACGTAAAGTTATTGCGCTTGAGGAAATCCTGTAGAGAACTAAGCTTGAAGTGCGTTAGGCCGTCCTCTGTCCACGGCTTGCCTGTCAGAAGTTCTTCCGGGCTGTGTGCTTGAATGCGGGACGTGCAGAAGTTTTCTAGAAGCTCGATAAACAAGCCCTTCTGGGTCAACTCTTCCGGGACAGGTATTCTGGTTGCGTCACTCAGAAGATTGTCCACCAAGTCTCGCCAATCCCCTTCCTTCATGCGAGCCGGCATCTTGTACATCTGCTCCATGCACGCACGCTGAAATTCAACCTGCATCTGTAGCTGCTTGGTAGATAACTCAAGACGGGCGCCGTCCACATCCACAAACCAAACCGGAGGCTCTGACTCTACAACCGTCAAGCCACCTACAGGAACGTGGGAGTTGGCATCGCCCACCCCGAACTTACGCGACCGACACAGAGACTTGTTGCAGTGACCATGAATTGGTTCCTGCTTGCAGGTATAGAAATACTCTTTCTTTTCCAACTGCTCTTGGATCAAAACAACCTCACGCGCAGGTAGCGGCGGGTTGCAATAATCCTGGTTGTGCTTCTCAAGCAACTCTTTCCAATCGTTAGGGGCCGCTTGTTTGTAGTAAACACCCACATTGAGC